GTTAACCTTATAAGGTAGCAACAGAAAGGGTAAATTCCATGTCTACATATTTAATACTTGGGGCGGTTATCGCCTCGTTTCTTGGTTTAGCGTTTGTCATTGCAACTGCTTTCCGACGTGTTGTACCCACGAATATGGTGCATATCGTACAATCCGCAGCAAAAACAACTTCCTACGGTGCAGGTCGCACTAGTGGGAACACCTATTACGCATGGCCTTCCAGCATCCCATATTTTGGGGTGGTTGTTTCGGTTTTCCCTGAGTCGGTCTTCCAGATCAGCTTGAAGGATTACGAAGCCTACGATGTCGGTAAGCTGCCATTCGTAGTTGACATCCGTGCGTTTTTCCGCATTGGGGATAGTGATATTGCAGCGCAACGTGTATCAAACTTTGACGAATTGTCAGGACAACTTACAGGCGTACTACAAGGCGCTGTTCGCCGCGTTCTGGCCACAACCAACCTTGAAAACATTATGGAAGCACGATCGTCACTTGGTGAAGCCTTCACTAGGGAAGTTGACGCTCAGCTGAAAGAATGGGGCGTTGTAACTGTCAAGACTATTGAGTTTATGGACATCAAGGACACCAGTAGTTCTTCGGTGATCTTCAACATGATGGCCAAGGAACAATCACGCATCGCACAGGAATCCCGCGTAGCTGTGGCAGAAAATACCAAGATTGCTGAGCAGGCTGAAATTCTTGCACGGCAAACTGTCGAACTCAGCAAGCAAGAAGCTGAACAAGTTGTCGGCATCCGTACAGCTGAGAAAGACCAGAAGATCGGCCTTTCGCAAGAAACAAGTAGACAACAGATTGCCGTGGCTGCTAAGACAACTGCTGAAAAAGATTTGGATGTACAGATGGTACAGCAAACCCGATCAGCAGAAATTGCACGTTCTGTACAGTTAGTACAGGCCGAAGCTGAACAGAAGGTTAAGCTGGTTGAATCCGAAGCTGACAAGGCTGTGCTTATCCAGACCGCTGAAGGCCAGTATGAAGCAACCGTCAAACAGGCTGAAGGCGAACTGGCAGTTAACCTGAAGAAGGCCGAAGGGGTTAAAGCCCTTGGTGAAGCTGAAGGAGCCGCAGAAACAGCGAAGCTTATGGCACCTGTCAACGCACAGACAACGCTGGCGAAGGAAATTGGCGACAACGGCAATTACCAGACCTATCTAACCACTGTGCGAACCATCGAAGCCAACGAAAAAATAGGCATCGGTATGGCAGAAGCTATCAAGGCAGCAGAAATCAAGGTCATCGCCAATTCAGGCAGCGTCTCAGAAGGTATCTCAAGCCTTGGCGACCTGTTCACCCCGAAGGGCGGTACGAGCCTTGCCGGTATGCTCTCAGGTCTATCACAGACTGAAGAGGGTAAGGCTTTGGTAGAAACTGTGACTGGCAAGATTAATAAGAAGCCAGCAAAGTTGAAAGAAGTAGCATAAATCTTGTGTGGGCCGCTTACGAGCGGCCTCACTTTTAGGAACGATTATGAGCGCAAATGTAAAGATTGAACCTTACGCGTACAACTGCGTAGTGAAAGATGGACCTATGGCGGGTAATGGTGTTCACACAGAGGTTACAATGTACGACATATTGTATGAGCAGAAGTGTGACAACTGTGGCGCAGAATTAGCTCCCTTAAGAGACATAGTCGCTCACATGTATTACGAGTTAGTTAATCAATGACCGAACTTCTTCTAGCCAAGCACCCATGTAGCGAGTGCTTAACCAGCAAGAATCGCATTGTCTCTCAAGAACGAGCTGACGAAATCGTAGCTGAATGCCGGGAGCAAAACAAACATTTTCAATGTCACAAAGGCACTATAGCGGACCAGAACGTCCATTGCCGAGGTGTACATAGCATAAAGACCAGCATAGCTTATCGCTACGCTAAAGCGGTCGGCATACCTATACGAGAAGTAGACCCAGATAACCTGAGGGATATGAATAATGAGTGAAGAATTGGAATACGTTGTAGACAAAACCGGCTGGGAAGATGGCCCTTGGATGTCTGAACCAGACAAGCTGGTTTGGGTTGATCCGGAAACACAGCTTGACTGCATGATTGTTCGCGCTCCTTCTGGCGCTCTATGTGGGTATGTTGGTGTGAAACCAAATCACCCTTACCACGCCAAAGGTTACTATGAAGACGATATAGAAGGCTTAGTAGATGTTCCTGGAGGCTTAACTTATTCGGAACATTGCGGAGGAGTTATTTGTCACCCCACAGATGAAGAAGACGATCCTGTATGGTGGTTTGGCTTTGATTGTGGTCACTTAAGTGACATAGCCCCCAACCCACTTTATAAGTCTCTCATATTCCCAGAAGGCAGCTACAAAGACATTTACTATGTGAAGACAGAGATTAAGGCTTTGGCTTTACAGCTTAAGGGTGTAGAACAGAAATGAAAATACACTGGGATGGCATTGAGTGGGGTGAACAAAGTAGTCTTTGGTGGTTTAACTATCTTCCTAAAAAAGACAGGCACTGGGGGTACGACTTAATGTTTTACGACCATCAGGGTTCTGAATGCTTTGGCTTCTGGTTCTTCAATATAGGTTGGAACTGTGTTACAGCGACCAAAAGGGTTAAGAAAAAATTAGGTTTGTAACCTGATTATTGCTGCGCTACCATAATAGGGCAACAAAGAAAGGCAACCTGTGAGCCGATATCTAAATTTCGTGTCTACGACTATTATGTCAGAACCGCAACAGCTAAACCAAAAAGTCCCGCCTGAAAATTGGTGCGTGATATTCGCCGAAGCCAACGAAGGCCAATATATTCATAAACTTGGTAAGTGGTCAGGACCCAGACTAAGCTGGCTTGACGAAACGCTCTGCCCTATTAAATCTTCTCATATATTTTCAATTTATCAAGAAACAAGATTTAAGAATATCGCCCAGATAGAAAATGAGATGTATGCAAAATAACATATTCATTGACGACTACCGTAATCCTAGCGACATAACTTGGGTTGAGCTACCTAACGTAAACAACTGGATAGTTGTGCGTTCATATGATGAGTTCGTGGTGCTGTTTGAAAAGCTACCCATTCGCTCAGTAGCCCACATATCCTATGATCATGATTTAGTTCCAGCTCACTACGCAAATCACCCAACTACCGAGCGTACAGGTTTTGACTGCGCCAAGTTCATAGTAGCTAGAGCTACAGAAGAAGGCATAGATATACCAAACTTCACAGTTCACAGTTTGAACCCCTTAGGCAGAACCAACATAACCGAACTGCTTGAAAATTATAGAAAGTTTCAACTTGAAAGTAGCAATAACATCTGATCTTCATGTTGACTGCACCATGAATTTAGTTAAGTGGCGCAAGTATCCAGCTGATGTTTTGGTTATAGCCGGTGACACAGCTAACAGCCCAGAGAGAACGATTAAGCTTCTTAAAGAAGCTTCCCCACACTATGAACACATTGTTTTCGTTGATGGAAACCACGAACACTACAGTAATCTAAAACACGGTCGCAATCCAGAACAATTGCTGAAAGTGTTACAAGAGCAGCTTGAGAAATCTGAGCTAGAAAACGTGACTTTCTTGGAACACACATCCATATCTATCGGTGATTATGACTTCATAGGGGTGAATGGTTGGTATTCTATGGACGCTCTAGGAAACCCAGATTCAAACTTAGAATGGTGGCGAGAGTTTATGAATGATGATGAACGCTGCCACATAACAGCCAGTGGCTTTAGCCCCCGTTTGATGGCTGCTAGAGACGCAGCAAAGCTCGCACGAAGGCTGGAAGTTACTAGGGCGGCTGGCCGCAAGGCTTTTGTTGTGACGCACACAGCGCCTCTTAGAGAAAGTCTAGTTTGGAAAATGAGCCACCTTTGGAACACCTCAAACAGCTTCTACATGAGCGGCTTCTTAGGGCAAGTTTTGGAAGAAAATACTGACATCATACCTTACTGGGTACATGGTCACACACACTATGCCAAGATGTACAAGCACATGGACACAGAAGTTATAATCAACCCAAGAGGTTATCCAAGTGAGAACCGTAACTGGACTCCAGTGGTGTTAGATGTCTGAGCACAACCCAAAAGATATTTTCGGTAAGCGGTGGTATCATTGTGATACCTACGGCAAGAAACCTCAACGGCACCTAACAATGAGCAAAGCGAGCTTAGGAACTTTCCTTGAAGCTGCGTTACGCCACAATGGCGAGATAGGAAGTTTCTGGACTATGAACCCTAAGTTCAAAACGTCTTCCGTGCTAGCTACAGTGAGATTCAAAGATGAAGATGCAAAAGCCTTTCAAGAAGAAACAGGCTTCCTGTTAAGCGATCCCCCACGAGTTAGCCTGAACTGCGAGACAAACTGATGCCTAAAGTTATGTACTACACCTACACCGATCTTGAAGGTAATTCAAAACAAGTACCTTACAACGTAGCCACTGAAAAAGAGAATATTGAACAGCTACAGAAATTACCCTTCATAATCGCCACCTGTTACTACGCTGCGACAGGTGAAGGAAATACTCTGTGGCTTGCAGCGGGTAGATTTAAAGACGAAAACGAAATGACAGAGTGGTTGGAAGACAGCCACAGAATAGATCGCTTCTATATACAAGGCTTCAAGTTCTACATCAACAAGTTACCCCCAAAAGAAGATACAGCTTACAGGATGCTTACCAGTGAAGTTATGCAAAATCTATGGGCTGGAGTACTGGATGGAAAAATAGAGTCTGGATACTATAGATTTTTCTGCACAGACTACACTAATTTTTCTTGATAAAATAGATGTTGCCAACGACAGTTGCCCCGTTTAGGGCAACAGTTAACGCCAGTTAGTGTTAAAAACAGTTACTTCTTATCAAAAAGCTAAAACTGTTTCTACTGGTTCGATCTTTGAAGCGCGTGGAGCGCAACCGAATAATTTATGCTGAGCTAGTGTAGCACGCGGTTACTTCTTTTGATGAAAACACCGCATCGCGAATGTTTCTGCTCAGTACATAGATATTGGTGGATTAGTGTAGAGAACAGTTACTTCGACTTGTAATCGAGCGGTCGTGGGTTCGAGTCCCATCATGTAGGTTGTAAGGTCTGCGTGTAGCTCAGCTGGTAGAGCGCTTAAATTTCTGTTTTCGCCTGTTTCTGTCCACCATTTAGTTTGAGTTGATTAGTGTAATTGACAGTTACTTCGGATGAATGGGACTGCAAAGCCCAGCAAGTTTCAAAACTTGCAGCTCTGTTAATGATGTTTCTATCAGCTAAATAAAAGAGAATAAAGATGGCCAAGACCAATACTAAAGCCAAGACCCCAGCCCCAAAGACGCATGAGGGCGGAAAAGCCAAGCGCATCACAAAAGAGCAAGAGCTGACTCGTTCTGTAATGGCCTGCTTCTTATGGGAAGATACTTTCTATGAAGAAGGCACCAGCATTGTAGATCGCATACGGGAGCTATGCACACAAGTCAGCGCAAAGTTCATTGCAGATACAGCTATCAAAGCCCGTCACGACATGAAGCTGCGTCACATGCCGCTGTTTCTGCTTGTGCAGCTTTTGAAGAAAGAAAAAGAAGAAGGCCTCATTGTCCGCGATGTTATCAGTAAAGTAATCTCACGCGTTGATGAAATGGGTGAACTACTTTCTCTTTACGCACTTGAAAACAACGTGTCTCCAAAGGACCTGAAGAAGCTGGACAATCAACTTAAGAAAGGCTTGGCGCAGTCTTTCAAGAAGTTCGATCAGTACCAGTTCGGTAAATATAAGGGTGGTGAGATCACTACCGTGGATGTTATACGGCTAGTTCACCCCAAAGCAGAAAACGAAGAGCAGAATGAACTGTACCGCAGGATAGCTAAGAAAGAGCTAGCTATCCCTGACACTTGGGAAACTGCCCTTTCTGCTGGCGGGGATAAGAAAGAAGTATTCACCAAGCTGCTGAGTGAAGAAAAACTTGGCGGACTGGCCTTGCTGCGTAACCTACGTAATATGTCTGGCTCTGGCGTGGATCGTAGTTTGGTTCTAAAGAATCTTTCAAATGAAAGACTCTTTAGCCGAGTGCTACCTTTCCGATTCTTAACCGCAGAAAAACACGCACCAGAATACAGTGCAGAACTTGACAAAGCTATGTTGAACCGAATCAATGAGATGAAGTCGCTGGGAGGCACCACAGCAGTAATTGTTGACTGCTCGGGTAGTATGCAGGCAAAAGTCAGTGAGAAGTCTGTAGTTTCTCGCAAGGAAGCTGCGGCGGCACTCGGTGCGCTTATTCCAGGCGACGTTCGAATGTATGCCTTTGGTGAGACAGTTAAGGAAGTGCCTGCTCGTAAAGGTCTGGCTGGCATTGCTGAAATAGAAAACGCAAGTGTTGGTCATGCCACCAATATTCCCGCTGCTGTAGCTCTGGCCAACAAGAACGGTTACGACCGAATCATTGTTATCACTGACGAGCAGATGCAGAATATGTACGGTGCTATTCCTAAGCCCTTGACTGATAAGGCCTACTTTATCAACGTAGCCGTTTATCAACACGGTGTAGGTTATGGGGATTGGACCAACATAAGTGGGTTCAGTGAGAACACCATCAAATATATTGCTGCGACGGAAGGTAATGACGAAGTGTTAGCTCAGGAACTTGCTGATGCCTGATTGGGGCTTACCTAAAGCCCCGCAGAAAGGGGATAGAGTTAAGTTCACAATGCCTCTAAAAGGTGTGGAAGCAGGGACCGTTGCGAGTGTCGACGGTTCCTACTGCCATATAACCGTAGAGTTACCAGAAGGCCTGATAGAAATTGAAAGATATTGGGAAACAGAATTAGCGCCCATAGCTCAGCTGGATAGAGCATGAGATTTCTACTCTCAGTGTCAGGGGTTCGAATCCTCTTGGGCGCACCATTATGACCGACGAAGAAAAAACAAAGATTGATGCCATGTCTCATTACGAAATGTGTGAGATGTGGCGTTTTGCCGATGACAAAGAGCCGCTTTTACAATTGCAGACCGGAGCTTACTTCAGAGACAAGTTGTTCAAGCACTTCGGCGGGTTTACTCCTGCCATATCTAAGTCTTTGGGATGGGAGCGCAGAACTTAGTATCCTTGAACTCTCTAGACATGGAGATAGTTGGGTCATCTAAAGAAACTCCATTCACCACCCCTATGACCTTACCTGAACTGCTGAATACTGGCCCTCCAGACATACCTTCATAAAACTCGCCTCGCAGTACCCCTGTGCCTAGCAAGGGTGGAAGATCTATCTTCTTCACGTTCTGGCCTGTACCTACCATAGCTTTCACTATGAATTTGTCGGCATTGGCCCATCCTACAGCGTAGTAGATCTGCCCCCTTTTGTACTTCTCACAACTGTAGGTATTGCGATGTTTCTTATTCGTTGTCTCCATCACAGCCACATCTTTATCTAAGTCTCTGTAAACTACACTGGCTGCTTCACCTCCAACAATGCAGACTTTGCTATTTCCCACCACATGGTCAGCAGTCATAATGAGGCCATCCCCCATGTAGAAGCCTGTTCCCATATTACCCGCAGAACAGATAACCTTAGCTACTGTGTCTACGTCAACGATGAATGAAGGGGGCGCTTTCCTACTAGCTGGAGCCGCTCCAGATAGCAGCGGAATGGTTAGGATCACCAGCAGTAGATATCTCATGTGGTATTATCCTACATAACTCAAACACTTGCAAATGGTTTGTTCTGCGGGTAGTTAGTCTTATGCTTGAAGAATGTCCCGTCTGCGGTATAGAATTCAAAAAGAGTAAAAATAAAACCTGCTCCAGGAAGTGCGGAGCCGACTATAAAATGCTCGACGGCTTCAAGATGAAGCTTACAAAAGCGACAGCCTATCAAACCATAGCTTACAGAGAACATGACAGAAAATGTGTGATATGTTCTGAAAGAAGAGTGTTGGAGGTCCACCACTACAACGGTGAACACAGTGATGACTCTCCTGAAAATCTAGTGCCTATGTGTCCTACTCACCACAGATATATGCACTCCAAGTATCGTTACATCTTAGAGACAAAAGTTGACTTTTACGTCGCTGAAAGATGGGGTAGAGACATCGAAACGCCCCTATACCACAAGGAACATTATTAGATTTTACTATGAAAAACATAGTGCTACTATAATGGTTCGAATGGCCAACAGAGGAGGCTTCAGGAGTAAGTAAATGAATATGTTAAGTATTAGCTCATTTTTAGATTTCACGGAATTACCGGCAGAGAACCCAGTAAACAGGGACTTCATCCTAACCGAGTTGACCAATTACGTAGCAAAGTTTCCCACGCAGAAAGATGCTGCGGATAGTCTAGAAATAAGCCGAGTCTTTCTTTGGCGGATTTTGCATGGAGAAAAAGCCCCTTCTGCAAAAGTGCTTGAGAAATTAGGCTACTTCAAAGAGACAAGGCAAGCAGAGTTCTATTTCAAAGACGCTGCCTAGTTGTCAAACAGAAAGTAATGGCTTAACAGGAGTGAATGAACGAATCCCAATTCTATAAGCTGCTTAAGTCCGAGTGTAAGGACCTGAAGCTATATCGTATAGAGACAGCGCAGAAAGACGGATTCCCTGACGTGTTATACATAAACAAAAACTCTAGCTTTCAAGGCTTAATAGAATTGAAAGCGATGGTTCGCCTGCCAACCTCTATAAAAAGAGCAGGTTTAAGAGTTGAGCAAAATATCTTCCATCTTGACTGGTCTAGTAGTGGGGGGACCAGTTATATTCTTTGCTGGTGCGAACTAGAACAGGTTGCCCTACTTTGGAAGGGTGAAGATGTGTTCCCAGCTTGGAAATCCAACTCAATGGGAAACTTCACAGTTATACCCCGCGCACAGCTAAACCAACTTGCTCAAATAGTTCAATAGCCACTTGTAACGCTCACTAGATAAGCTATCATAAGTTCTGATAGCTGCCCCCTGCTAGGGCGGCAAAGGAGCTTACATGACCCCTAAAGAAACTCAAGAAATGGAAAAGCTTAAAGTTCAGGTTCGCTGGCTAAACGAACAGCTAGAAGGGCATGAAGATAATTTCGGCAGACAGTTTGATAAAATAGAGAATCTTAAAAATCTACTGACTCTAGCCAAGAGCGAAATTGAGCAACAGATACTTGAGAAAAGTGTTGAACAAGCTAAGATGGCTGCACTGGCTTCTTATGTGGCGAACACAGAAACATCACCTCTAAGTAAATTACTAAGAGCGCCAAACCACCAAGAGTTGAAGGTGCTCTCAGCCATCACAGCATATAAAGCGGCCACTTATGAAATGTTCTTCAATGAACTTAAGAGTCTGCTTGCTATCGGTGACGATGATGAAGATGTAAGATTACAGCTTTACGACGAAATGGTTACTCTGGTAAACAAACTTGATGAAGACATAGGGCGTCATACCAAGAAATTAAGCGAGCAGGTTTAGCTTTTTCTTAGAACAAAATTAGGGTAACATTGTGGCTTAAGGAGGCTGCTATGTTAAACTTTTTGAAAACAGTGTTTTTACCACTTCTAATAATCGTGGCCTTGTTGGTAGCCTTCTCCAATTATGCTTGGGGAAGAGAAATCGTCAAGGATACCAAGGGCAACCGAATTGCCACGATAACTACCACTGAAACTGGTAGGAAAATAATTCGGGACAACAAGAACCGTGTTGTCGCCAAGATTGAGAAGCCACGTAAGAAAGTTTCAGACTATGTCAGAAATTAACTACGACAAAGTTAGGGCGATGCTTGCCAACGGCAAGATCTTTTCCATCGTGTTTCGCAAGCGCACCACTGGTGAGTTCCGTAAGATGGTTTGCCGCACAGGTGTCAAGAAATACGTGACTGGACAAGGCTTGAATTACAAACCAGAAGACTACAAGCTGCTGGCGGTGTATGATCTACAGAAAAAAGCCTACCGGAAAATATCTTTTGATGATGTGTTGGAGATAAATGCCAACGGCATGAGCTATTTTTTCTAAAAAGACAAAGCAGTAAAAAATTGAACCCCACAGATGGTCGTACAGTAAGCTAAGACAAGTGCCGTAGGGCATAACCTACCAACAGGCCTCTTTTAACTGTGCGAGGATAGTAGGGGCGCTCAGAGCAATGTGACCCTTTTGCGCCCCTAAAATAGCCCATTATACCCCGCACGACCCCCCTTTGTTCGTGATATCACAGACATCGTGCATCTGGACGCTCTCTTCAAAGCTAGTTCCTAGATTTTTAATCGCTTCGCTGTAAGGTACACTCGTCAAAGGCTGACCACCCCTTGCACCATCAGGGTAGCACGTAAATCCTCTCAAGCGATGTGCGTACTTTGCAAGAGTGTTGGCAAAAGATTTGACTCCACTCTCATTGTTCGTCTCACTGCCCCATTCTGGTAGGTTGATGGTTGAACTAATTGCCATGTCAACATAGTCTTGCACATCTGCTTGGAAAGCAATTCTACGCTCGTAGTCTTCAGCCAAGTCAATGGAAGATTCAATCTTGTCTGGGTCAGCGCCATAGAGTTCAATCAGCTCCTTAGCTGCCCCATCAACAACATATTCGTAGTTCCATTGGGTGCCGTTGGTTAGATATCTGCGCTTGTAAGCCACAGCGTATAGAGGCTCGATTCCTGTTGTGGTTCCAGCTAGAATGCCGATGGTGCCTGTCGGCGCTATTGCCCTCTTAGCTATTGGACGACTGATACTCAACTCATCACAGAAGCTGTCACCCACACTATCGCTGATGTCTCTATAGACTGCCAACCATTGATGTAATTCTGATGTGACTTCGTAGCGGTAGCCCTTTTGGATAAGCCATTCGTGTACACCCATGAGGCCAAGTCCGAGGCGACGATTCTTTTCACGTGTTGCATAAACCTTTTCAAATGGGAGCTTGGCTTTCAGTGTGCCACAGACAAGGAACTTAGTGGCTAGAGCAACCACCTTTTTCATCTCCTCAAGGCTCTCCACTCGGCCCATGTTGATTGACCCAAGGTTGCACACATCGCTGTCATCTTCGCTAGTGACTTCGGTACAAGCATTTCGTAGAGTTTCATTGGCCTTGGCTCCGAAATTGAAGCTGAATCCAGGCTCTGCTGTGCGGAGGGCTTGCTTTACATTTTCAAGGAAGACCTCACCTACATCACCTGTCTTGTTGTAGTGGTCTAACCAGCGGTCACCGTAGTTGACAGAAATGTTAGTCATGTCCAGCGGAGCGGCATAATTGAAGTCAATTGCCTTTACGTCCTTGAGGGAAATGTTGGTTCCTGGAACCATGATTTGATCCCAGTCCTTTACGTGCAGGAACTCCATAATATCCCCATGATCTTCAGCAAGCGAGGCGTACAGCGCGCTACGTCGTGAGCCACCCTGCATGACTCTGCGGCCAATTTCGTTTATCATCTCCATCTTAGGGATAGGACCACTGGCAAAGCCACCCGTCTTCTTGATGGGTGCGCCTTTTCTGCGGTAGATGGAGTAGTCATTACCTCCACCGCCACCAGTCATGAGCGAGCTTTCAAACTTCCAGCTTGTATCAGCCCAATCTTCACGACTATCCTCTTCTGACCTAAAGAGGTAACAGTTGAAGGTGTCCATACCATTAGCTAAAACGAATCGGTTATGCTTAGGCTCATACGGGCAGAAAACTTCTTCCTCCTCTCCCTCTTCCACAGAAATAACCTTGAATCCTGTGAAATTAGAGCCTTTCTGAAGATTCTGTATATAGATTCTGTGATCTTTATAAGAGTACTTACCAAGAGAAATATCTCTTATCTGCTGTCTAAGTTCGCCAGTCGGTACATAACCAGCTAGATAGCAGTTTTCTATGACGTAGTTCATAGCTTCTACATTAACACTATTGAACAATACCTTACCGTTGTCCGAACTGTGTCCGTCTGCTGCAATAAGACCATTGATAAAAGAAGCCTTATAAGCTGGCGTGACGCTTTCATCAGGAAGACTCTTCCAATCTATCTTACCCCCTTTGAAGTGGGCTACAGGATCTCCATTTGCGGAGGGGGGGTAAGTTACTAAGACTCCAGGGTATTGAGAAAGAACAGGAAGCCAAGCCTTATCCTTATCGGCACATAGTCTCAACTGGCCGTGCCTATTTCCATCTCCGAACACAAACCCATGAACAAAACCCTCTAAGTTAAAGGGTTGTTCTGTAGTATTAGCAGGTACTTTATCTCCAACACTCAGATTCTGAGTTTCAGTACCGTCAATAAGAGGCCATCTATGATCAGCAGTAGCCCTTACTTTCCAAACATATTCTGACTTACCTCTAAGTATTCTGAAAGTGTAAGTGTTTAATTTTTGAACTCCTCTAGAAGCTACTTCACAAGGTAAGAACTCACCAGTTACAGGAGATAAGAGATTAACAGCAGAACCCGATAAGCTTTTGAGACTAGCCACACCTTTGTCTGTTATGACTTCAGTCTCACCTCCGAAACAGTTATTGAAGAAGGGGTTAGGTCGTCCAGCATAGTAAAGATACCGACCTCCAGGAATGAACTTCATTTCCTGCATAAGCTGGATAAGATCTTCAACTTCATCGCGTGGCATAAGGTCACCACATACCTGAAGTACCAATGTTCTACACAAATCATCCCAAGTCTCGCAACCCTCATGAGCATACTTATTACCGAATACTGTTTCACCAAATTGATTACGAAATACGGGGTTTGCATTAGAGCGCCACATTTATTCTATTCCTTAGAGCGTAAAAATCCCTACCCCCAGAGCTGCTGGTGGTCTGTCTGATTTTAAGTTGAAACTGAAAGCTACTACTGCCCTGTCACACAGACAAGTGGATTATTTATTCCGGGACATCATTTTGCAGTTGCAATTGAATTATTTCAGTAACCATTTCACCAAAAGTGTAGTCCTTGTCTTCCGCTCTACTGATGACTCTAAGAATTGCCTCGCTCTCTAAGTCAAACTCAATACGCTCGCAGTCTTGATTATAGTAGTTGGCTTGTAATTCCATAGCTATCTCAACTATCGCCACGGCAGGAGCCATCGGTCCTAACTCGTGCTTGGTGTAAGCTTCTTCAATAAACCGCATTCGCAGCTTTTTGTGGTCTGTCAATTTCATGCGTAAGCTCCTAGTTTAACCATGCCTCTACGCATATTCAAGTGACCATAGTGGTTCAAGGCTTGGCTAAACGCGTCAGCAATATCCATATACTCTCCGGGGAAAGTCATAACTTCATGAAGAAAGACAGAAACCCAAGGTTGCTTTTCTTTCTTCGGTATCCACACTCTCTTAGCTTCCATAATCGGTACGGCAAGCTCAAAACGAAACTCCTTACTACCTATCTTCTGTGGGCTGATGGGAATAACATTAGTGCCTCTGCCGCCCAAAACTTGTATAAGTGATGAACCGGTCCCTCGGTTTTCTATCAACCAAGTCTGGGCATTGTTCCTAAAACCAAAAGCTGGAACGTCGTTCATTAACTCATCAAAGGTAGCCTTCTTTCGATACATATCAAGCAGATAGAAATCCCGCTTACGATTCATAGCAAAGGCTAGCCCAACGCTATAGTCAGCGCGCTCATTGGCTGTGCCTGCTGTGTCCCAGCTTGTGAAGTAAAGATACTCATCTTCAGGCAGACTGTTGTAGGGTTGAAACCAGTCGTTCTTAACGGTTCCAGTTTCCAAACCTCTTGGCTTCTGTTGGTATAGAGCTTCCCACTCCATTAGGTCCATACCGGCTTTGATGGTGTTAAGGCGGTCTACTGGGTAGAATCCTGGCCATAATGCTTGACCGTATTCTCTCTTAAGGGGATCTTCTTCAGGGTTTTCACAAACAGCTTCAAAGCTTATCAGCTTATAAGGCTCAACATCTCCAGCTTGCGACTTGGCTAGAATGTCACCCGCCAAATCTTCTACATGCCAGCGAGTTTGGATAAGTACAATGACTCCCCCTGGAAGAAGACGAGGGATAACGTCAGTAAAAAACCACTCAGAAACACGCTTACGATCACTCGCTCGGTAAGCCACTTCTTTGGATTTATAAGGGTCATCAATGAGAATAAGGTTAGCACGGCGACCAACAACAGACCCTCCCACGGAAACTGATACATACTTACCTCCTGCTGAAGTCTCCCATCGGTCACTTGCGCGGCTATCCTCAGCCACCTTTAAGCCTTCGGAAACATTGGCAAATCTGGGGCTGTCAACGAGGTTTCTAACCTTACGACCAATTTCTGTGGCAAAGTCTCC